CTGGTCACAGACAGAGGCTGCCAAGCTCCTGGGTATCACCAAAAGGCAGATGTTCTGCAAGGTCAACACGCACAAAATCAATGCTCCACCGGGGCACAGATGGATAAAGGCACGGTAATTGCACGTTGATGGTTCTATGAGCGAAGAAACCAGTAATACAGGGGGAAACAGGAAACCCGGCACGTTTGTCAAGGGCGATAAACGCATAAATCGCAAGGGCCGCCCGAGAAACTTTGACAAGCTGCGCGCCCTCGCCAAACAAATTGCCTGTGAAGTTATAGATCTTGACGACCAAAGCCAGGTTACACGGGTCGAGCATATTCTCAGGGAGTGGGCAAGGAGCGGAGACAGACAAAAACAGCAGGGCTTGCTTGAAATCGCCTATGGGAAAGTGCCGGACAAGATAGAAATGGAAACCTCTGTAACTATCAGACCACCGGCAAAGATAGACAATGAAGATTAATTTCACCGGCACATATTCAGATTACCTTGGCAAGTTCAGCAAGTATGTTGGCAACCAGAAACGCTATATGGTCTGGAAAGGCGGCGCCGGGAGCGGCAAGAGCCATGCGGCCGCGCAGCTCTTGCTATTCCGCATGCTCAATGAGCCGGTCAATCACCGGCTGCTGTTGGTGCGCAAGGTGCACAAGACGATCCGGCAAAGCCAGTTTCAGCTTATCAGCGACAAAATATCTGGCTGGGGGATGTCCAGCCTTTTTGATGTCAACAAAACAGATATGACGTTCACATATAAGCCGAACGGCAATCAGTTCTTGAGTGCCGGGCTGGATGACGTCGAGAAGATCAAGAGTATCGAGCGCATCACCTCGATATGGATAGAAGAGGCTACAGAGGTAGAAGAAAAAGAGTTTGATCAGCTTGACATGCGTCTCCGCGGGGAGATCGGGACCTATAAACAAATCCTTCTGACATTCAACCCAATCGATGCCAACCACTGGATAAAGCGCCGGTTTTTTGATAGCAATCTTGAGGACTGTGTAATAGATGAATCTACAGCATGGCAGAACCCATGGATTGACCGGCAGTATTTAAAGGTACTGGATAACCTAAAAAAGCAGGACCGCGTTCTATACGAGATTTACGCTCTCGGCAAGTGGGGGATTCTTGAGGGTCTGATTTACCACAATTGGGAGACGTGTAAGGTATGGCCGGAAGTCTTTGACGAGACCATATACGGCCTTGACTTTGGCTTCAACAACCCGACCGCGCTATTGGAGATAAACTATAAAGACAGCAATATTTATGAGAAGGAATTACTGTACAAGGCCGGCCTGACAAACGCAGATTTGATAGCAATATTGCCAAGCCTTATACCGGACAAAAAGAAGTATGTTTTTGCAGACTGCGCCGAGCCTGCCCGAATCGAGGAGATGCGCCGGGCCGGGTGGAACGTCTGGGAGTCCGACAAGAGCGTCAAGGACGGCATCGACGCCTGCAAGAGGGTCCAGATATTTGTCCACCCTGAAAGCCAGAACGATATCAAGGAGCTTGGTGGGTACAAATGGAAAGAGGACAAAAACGGCAATGCCATCGATGAGCCAGTAAAGTGGATGGACCATCTCCAGGATTGCAGGCGCTATGCTCATTATACTTATATAAAGAAGTTCTCGGGAAATTGGAGCGGTATATCCATTAAATCCAAGAGGTAATAAGATGAATCTGTTTAAAAGGGGCAAGGCCCCTGCTGAAAAATCAACCCTGCGCACGGCGGTCCGCAGGGCGCAGACCATTGACCCCTGGCAGCGCGACGTGATCGGCCGCCTTTCCGGCGCCATCGCAGTGCGCGGCAATCTCGACCTGTATGACCTGATCAGGGAGGTCTCCCCGGTTCTTGATGTGGCGATACTGAAGCTTGTGCAGCTGATCGGGGACTTTCGCCTGGATGCCATGGGCAACACCCGGGCCCAGGAAGTGCTTGACGCTACCAAGAAGCAGGTCCGGGTTGGGTGGATAGATGGCGGGTTTAATTCCTTTCTCACCCAGATGACCGACTCTGCCATTGCCAAGGGCTTCGGCATTGGTGAGCTGGTCCCGGATGCGCTACTGTCTGGAGTTGACCGGTTGAAGGTCGCCCGGGCCAATGATTTTCGCTTTATGGTCGATGATGACGGCAAGCTTTCGCTTGGCCAGATGGACCGCTTCGGATTCAAGCCGGTGGAGATGGCCGACCAGTCGCTGATCTACTACCTCGCCTTTGATCTGCGCGACGGGCACCCCCAGGGCGTATCGATGCTCAACAGCCTGCCGGCGGTGGTCAAGACCATCATGCGCATCCAGAACGCCATTGATTCCACCGCCTGGCGCATCGGGGATCCGACATTTCTGATCCTGCAGATGGCCGGCGACGGGCAGAGCGGTGATGATCTGAAGACCGATCTTGGAGCAAAGGCGTCAGACCTGCAGGAGACGATGCTCACCAGAAAAGCAGGTGGTCTCATGGATCTTGGATTCGGGTATGCCCCCAATGGAAAGCTGGAGGTAAAGGTCCTTGGCGGAGATGCAACATTGCCGGATCTGACCGTGCCGACCAAAATCACGATGGAACAGATCGTCGCACGTACCGGACTGCCGCCATTTATGTTCGGGCTGTCCTGGTCGACGACCGAGCGGATGGCCAAGGAGCAGTCAGACATGCTGACATCGGAGGTATGGACGCGCCGATCGAGGCTGGATCCCATCATCGAGCGGGTATTCACAACCGCACTGCTCCTGAATGGCCTGAACGGTGTCAAGTGGCAACATGAATGGGATCCGGTCAACCTCCAGGATGATGAAGAAACCGCCCGGGCCCGGCTGCAGAACGCCACTGCACAGCAAAAAGAGATTGATGCCCGCATCGCCCTCCTGGACGCCGGCCTGATCACTCCGGATGCCTTTGTAGAATACCTGGTTGTCAATGGGATTGAGTCCGAGGAATCGGTCAAGGCCGCCGGCGGGGTGGAGGCGATCACAAAGAGCTATCAGGATGCCAAGGGCACCCGCATTGCAGTTATGCTCTCGAGGTCTGCGTGATCACCTTGACCGTCGATGAAGCGCTCCGCAATGAGTGTATCCTGCGGGGCCTGCAAGCCCCACAGGATGACCTTTGTGGCTGCGGCGACGCCCACCAACTGCACAGGACCAAGGGGCCTTCAGTCAACGAGCTCCTGTTTGCCTCCCGCAAGCACCGCAACCCGGCGATGGCCAAGGTCCACCGGGATTTCTTCAAGGCCCTGATGGACCGCACAACCAAGGCAGAGGTTGAGATGCTGCATGTTTTGGGGCTGCCGTCGATCGAGGAGGTGCGCAGGGCGATTGTAACAGGATCACAACCTGAGAGCGGACAGCCGTTTCAGTATCATGACACCATGTATCTTCGCCTCCTGGCTGTGGTGAAAGACTGGCTGGAGGACATCCTGTCCCCAGAGTACGCCGTAACCGGCAAGGGCCTCACTGATGGCATAGACTGGACCACCATCAAGTGGATCGTCATCCGCTTTATGGCTATGGCTTTTAATGTGGAGGCCCGCGATCAATACGACAAAATGCGGGACATTGCCGGCGAGAACGCAATCCTGACCATGGTCATGGCCGACCCGAACCGTGACTATTTCAAGGCCATGATAGCTGAGGGCGGCAAGCGCATCACCACAGAGATTGCCGTCAACCGCCTGAACAAGGTCAGGGACATGCTCATCGATATGAGCTACAATGGGCGCTGGCCCATTGAGGTGGGCCGCAAGCTGCATGATATCATCGGAGAGGGGGCGGCATGGTACTGGCAGCGCATAGCCCGCTCTGAGGCAACATTGGCCGCCGGCCTCGCCTTTGACAAGATGGCAGCCGAGAACGGCACCAACTTTGAGGAGTGGAGCGCGGGAACCGGCTGTTGTATCATCTGCGCCTGGCTTGACGGCAAGGTCTGGCGCCGCGGCGAAGGCCCCCATCCGGTATCGGACACCCATCCGCATTGCATGTGCGCGCGAATTGCCACCTATGCCCGCGGTGGGACCCATGGCCGCCTTGAGCCACGGTATGACAGGCCATCGCCCTATGATCAGCCGTGGAGCAAGGAAGAGCTGCAGAGGATCAGGGATGAGCTGCAGCCAACAAGAGCAGGGACATTTCCGCTGGAGGTTACGCCATGAATCTTTGTATAGGAACAGGGTGGTGTGCGCAGAACGAGGGGCACAATAACCCGCAGCGATCAAAACTGCAGAACGGTCCGGAATGGCTAGAAAAATATTGGCTTCCACATCTTGATGCGCAAATCAAAGAGTTTGTTCCGGCGCTATATCAATCAGATTGCGATATCTGGGCCGATATCGAAATCACGAATGATTGGCACTTTGCCATGTCTTCAGTAGATGCCCGCGATCTCCCCTACCGCCATGACTGGGCCGCATCCGTCCTGCATGGGGCACTCTACGCCTACTCAAACCGGATGGATTATCTCTACATCGAACAGGATTGCATGGTCCACAACCTCCCGGCGGTGTTGGAGTTTGCTAAAAACCACAGGGTATGCTACGGCTATGGGGATTATTCAATGTACCCAGGCTGGGCCGAGAATAGCCTCATGTGGGTGCGCAACGATGCACTGCAGCCGTTTATCTGTCGGATGCTGACCAGCGATATCAAAGAGTGCGACGGCAAAACGCGGATGATCGAGACGGTTTTCCATAGCTACATGTGCAACATGTATACACCATGGCCATTCGGGTACGGACGGATCCGCCCGATCGACTTCACGCAGCCGGTGTTCTACGCGCAACAGCTGACAGACCAGGAAATAGCGCAATTCATGGCGCTGGAGGGCTTGAAATAATGCCCTCCTATGACTGCACCATCTGTGGCAACAAGGTCACCTACCCGGCAGGGGACCAGGCCCTGCACGAGTTCAGGCGCTACGAGTGCGCGCACTGCTACACCATCATCCATTCCCGGCGCTTCAAAAAGCCAAAGCCAGGCGCTACGGTAATGTTTGGCCCTGCCGGCCCGGGGATAGGGGACTATATTTTCAAGAATTTTGTAATGGAGCAGTTTTCCCGCCTCTACCCTGAGACCGATATCATCAATGTCATGGGTGGCTCCAATGTGGCCGCACAGATCGGCGCTGACCTCATCTTCTGGGCCGACAACGCTGGCATCAAGAACCCCGCTCCCCCAGGGGCGATCAATTATATCATCACCAATGAGGTGCTGGGCTTTGTCAGGGACGGATTTTGGCCGCGGCTTTGGTTTGAGCTCCAGGAGTACGAGCTGCCCAGAGGGGTGGACCTGCGCAACTCTGTGGTTGTGAACTTGCGCAATATCCCCCGCTGTGATCCGAAAAACGTCACAGACCTTGAAGCGGATAATCTCTACAAGATTATGGTCCACCTTAAGGCCCGCGGGGAGATCGACCGGATCATCCTGGTGGGGAATGACGCTCCCCTGACCATGAGCTGGCTTCCTGAGTTTGCCATTGACCTCAGAAACCAGCTCACCCTCCCGGAAATCGCCTGGCTCTGCAGGGGCGCGATGTTCACCGTCGGCAAGGACTCCGGGATCCTGCATATCGCAGCGGCGGCCGGCGGCTATGTGATCGGCTGGGGATACCGCGACAGCCACTGGCGGCCGCTAGCTCCGGAAGGGCGGGTAACAGCGATAATGGAGCAACCGAGCTACAAGTACAAGCTGGCTGAGGCCGTGGACATAACCGTAAACCATAGAATGATTTGCACGGCACAGTATTTGCCCGAGAACCTACCAAAGTGGTGCAGGGGATAAATTGAGGGCTTGTGATATGCCTTTTGCGGTCTGCGATAAATGCGGAAAACAATTCTGTTATCCAGTGGGTGACAAATCCGTTCACAATTGCGTCAGAACTGGCTCTGTGCCTGAATGGCAAGAGACTCAGACGCAGCAGCCGAAATATTTTCAGGACGAATCCGTTGAGGTGAAGAAGGATGCCGGAGCAGCCGAAGAGGGAGAGGGAACAGGCGTACGACGTCGAAGGGATCGCCGGGATACTTCGGCAGCTGGTATCCATGCAGACGAAAGCGACGATTGAGCTTCGCCACGACGGCAGCGGGAAAGACATTTTCACTTTTTATTTTACCAAGATCAACGCTGCCGATATCGCCCTGAAGTAATTTGACATATTTTTAGCGCGGTAACCAAACAAACGGGCCGCTGCAACCATGGGCATTCTCCTGCCT